TGCATTTGTTCTCCGTGATGGTAAGGTTACTACTTAGTACGAGATTTGCAGATCGGCAGCGGAGATAGTCCATACCGAATCGGCAACCTCCTTGCCACGAGTAAATTCTGGCGCTTGCTTAAGCCAGCATTTAGAGGCGAAAGCTTGCGAAGTACCAGAAAGGTCTTGCACCGAAACCGGCACAACTACATCAGCACCGCCCAGCATTTCCAGATTGAAGATGGACGACAGTTCTGCATTTGCCGCGCTGGTAGCCGAGAGGGTAATCTCGAAAGTACCCATGCGGTTAGCGTTCTTTGCTCGGGCTACTTCGCCATCAGCACCGGCCTTAACGTTGTAGCGTTCCTCGTCATAGCTCACAGTGACGAAATCGCCATCAGTAAAGCCGCTGACAATGACGTTGCCAACCGTGATTACAACGGTTTGCGGATCATAGGTACGCTGGATATCACCTGCACTCATTTGTTTCTCCTATTAATCAAGGCTATAAGCCAGAGCGCCGGTAATATCGGCTACATGGATTGCGCCAGCGATGCGGGCGTTGAATTTCAGATAGACGACACGCGATGCCTTGGTTGCGTCGTCAACTTCCGAAGCGCGAGGCGCGGTAACGTTGAAGCCGGGGCGCTTGGTGCCATCCTCTGCGGTTTCATCCGGGGCGATGCCGCCCACGATTTGACCTTGACGCAGCGATGCGCGCAGATTGGTTGCCAACAATTGGATACCCGCATCGGTGTACGGAATCTTGTCACGGTTCACCATCAGCTGAACCATGCTGGTCTGAATGTAATCCTTCAGCCAATCTCGGAAGCGGATAACGTCGATCCATTCGCCAGCCTCAACCTTGCCCGGATTGGTCAGCGAGAATTGGTCGCTGTAGCGCTCAAACGTATTGCCGCCTTTGCCCCAAATCGTGGTTTGCTGAGTTTTGGAGATATTGTCACTGGCGACACTAGCAAGACGTTTCAGCGCCCAAGTTTCCGAACCCGGCTGAGTAGGCGACACGCGGCCAACCCATGCAGCATCGGCGTATTCGGTCGCAGCGGTACTGTGATATGCGCCAACGGTGCGGAAGTAGTTCAATGCTTTCAGTTGAGCCAGCAAGTCAGTAGTGCCGCCTTGAGTCAGAATCGCAGCCTCATCCGAAGCGGTGAAGAACATCTTGTCTTGCGTCTCAACCCATGCAGCAGCATCCAGTACGCGTTGCTTGGTGCGTTCAGCCATAATCAGGAAGTACCAGACGCTATCGGCTGCTTGGATCGCGGCCAGATCGGTTGCAACGATACCAGCAGTAGCCGACGGGGTAATCGCACCAAATGCCACTTTGACGAAGTTGGTCAGCGGGATTACGTTGCCACTGTAAGTAATCGTCACGTTAGCGCCGGATGCGGTAGCAGTTCCGCCAGCGCCAAGCGCGGTAGTAATCGCAGCGGCAAGCTGCGCGGCGATAGTAGTAGTGGTTGGCGATGCAACAGCAGTCACCGAAACAGGCGTGGAACCGACATTCAGCGAGTACACGCCGTTAGGCGTTGCATCCACAGGCGTAATCACCACGCTTGCAATGCTCAAGCGGCCCACTTTCACCACGGCAGGGCGCGGCGTTTGGCCGAAAGCGTCCGAAAGTGCGGTTTGCACATTGGCGGGAAGGTTATCAGGATTCAGAGCGTCATAATCCGTGTAGCTACGGACTCGCTCAGCGAACGATGCCAGCGGAGCGGCGATCAAAGGGATACCGAAGTTACCACGCTGAACAGAGGCGGTGTGCAAAGTAATAACTACATTTGTAATGTCTTGGAGAGTAGCCATTCTCGGGCTTCCTATCAAACGTGGTTTTAGATAAAACTGATTATACCTTTAATTTCCATAGTCAAAACAAATCACTTATCTGATAATACTCCAATCGGGCGCAAGGGCGAAAACCGAGAGATTTTCAAATGGCGACACGCGATATCGGCGGTGTTACTTACACCATCCGCGAAGTGATGAATTATCTAGGTCAGCAATATGTGGTGGTTGCTGATATCTTACCGGCAGATATGCCAACCCTTGGTGCTCCCGAGGATATCCAGACCTATGCAATGTGCCAAGACGTTCTATATAAATGGAATGGGACGCAATGGGTTAATTTTTATGGGACTGGTGAGCCGGGGCCGACTGGCGCAACTGGTCCTGCTGGGCCACAAGGCCCGCAAGGCGTCAAAGGCGATACTGGCGCGACAGGAAGCCAAGGGCCAATTGGCTTGACTGGCGCTCAAGGTGCAAAGGGCGATAAAGGCGACACTGGCAGCACAGGACCGCAAGGCGCTACTGGCGCAATCGGAGCCACTGGACCAGCTGGAGCTAATGGCGTTGGCGTAGCTCCCGGCGCTCCTGCTGCAATGACTGTAGCCTTTGCCACTGCATACCAAGCTGCGGACAATACCAAGGCAGCGCATATTAACGTCATGCTGGAATCCAACTACTTGACCACCATTGCAGGGACTAGCTCCGATGAAGTCGAGATTCGCATTGGCAGCACGAATGCGGTTGCAACTGGCGGCGGCAATCAGGTAGCGACGTGGAAAACCAGCTTGACCGGTATTGCGCTTACTGTGGGGATGGGAATTATTCAGCGCTCGCCAGTAGCTTTCATGCTTCCGGCTGGCTGGTATTTCTCGGTTCGCCGCTTATCTGGCACTACGGCAACAATCGTATCGACATTAGCTCAACCATTGGGCTAAAATGACAATGTTTCACGGCTAGGCTTGCAACCGAACGACTATTTGCCCGATAGTCCCGCCGTGAACACTAGACGTCAGCGATGATGGTATAAACGGGCGAATTGATACCATTGTCGCGCCCCTCAATGTTGGCAGTTTCGATCACGCCTACATTATCTGTCTGCACCGAACGATAGCCGATAGTCAAATCAAGATTGGCGCGTTTTTCGATCTTCGTATTGCTCAATAGGGCCGAGATATCCATGACCGTACTTGTATCGCGTAAAGCCATGCCTTGGGCGCGGAAGCGGTCATTGTTCGTGATTAGTTGCAGCTTGTCGGCAAAGTATTGCAGATATGAGACAGGGCTATCGTAGCCGAATGCTTGCACGCTCAAGGTAAATTCGCGGTCGCCTACTACGGTTTGAATGCCGTTAGCATCCACATCGGAATAGCGGTCTTTGTTGATCCGGCGTGCAGGGCTAACCCGAATCGCCAGATATGGCAAAACAGGTCGCGGCGCGTTCTCATTCATCCAGATTACTTTGCCGGATGGCTCGCCGCTGATCTGCACTATTAGGCGCTGCAAAACGGTATCTGAAATCACGATTGCTCCACCAGCGAGAAAATTACTTTGTAATGCGGCAGCACGTCCATTTGACGCACACCCAATTCCTTGCACTCATATTGCTTACCACGCCAAACCAAGCGGTCTGGCTGCTGCTGACTACCCTCGCTCAAAGGGACTAGCTCAGTAGAGGTATAGACCTTCACATAGTCAGACAAGCGCTTACCGGCTGGCATGACAATCTGATCCTCTGCCGTCACAGGCTGCACAGAGGCCATGATTGGCACATTAACCTCAGTCCCTTCTACCCACTTACCATCGACATACTGCCCCGGCGTGGTGCGGATAATCGTTTGTGGCTTTCTAAAACTCATCGTACGGGCCTGATTAGGTAATGCACAGAATTTATCATTGCCGCCTCATCTATAAGAGTGCGACTAGAACCCTTGGCGGCAATTGTCGAGGGAGCATTTGGAGGCTGAATATTACTGCCGATTTTCGCTTTTATTTGCTTTTGGTGATACATGCCAACATACCCAAGTGCCTTATAGACAGTGATAGTGCCTGCCACAACTTGGCTATATCTACGGTCCATTTCTGCACTCAGGTCGTTCACATGTTCATCAAACGTAGATCGCATAAATGAACGTTCAGGAATCTTTTCTGTGCCGAATTCATTATGCGTCGCATATTCAGCAATAGACTCGCCATCGGCGTTTTTTGACCCTTCCTGCACGCCGACAACAACCTCCGTAACCTTGGCTTTTTGAAGCTCACGAATGAACCTCTTCAATCCTAAGTCACGGTCTGTAGTATGGCGGGAGGCCATTGATTACCTCGATTCCTTGCGGGATATCCGAGCCATAGCGCGTCATGATCGTAGCCCCAGTGCATCCAAGCTGCATATTGGCGTATTGCTGTCCGTATGGCGTCAATCCTAGCCAGCCATCAGTTACGCCGGTTGTAGTGCCGTAGGTGCGGGCCAAATCGCCTTCTTTCTCAGACTTAATCGGCCCGCGCCCACCTTCGCCAGAAGTATTTTCGCCATCAAGTTGCAGCAGATGCGCGGCATAAAGTGCCGTTGCAAGATTAGCCGGATCGCCCATAAGGCAACCAGCAGCGCCAAGCGTCGTAGCCATGTCGAGCCACACTTGCACCTCAAGATCGGATAGCGCAGCAAACTGCTTGCCGATGATGCGAAAATACTCCAATTCGGTCGTCATAATTACTTGGCTTTGTTTGCGTCGTACAGCGCTTGCAGTTCGGCCTTGTCAGCAGTCGATGGGTAATCAACCTTCATCTCATCAAGTGCCGCTTTCAGTTCCTTAACGGTGCTTGGAACTTCGGTAAATTGCACGGTTTCCGCTTTCGTTTCTTTGGTCACTTCCAAATCCTTGATGCCATCAACTTCGGCAAACAATTCATCAGGAATATCCTTGACGGTAGCGCCCGGAACAATAGGCGTGCCATTGGACAGAATATACAGACGAGCGCTTACGTTTTTAACTTTCATTTGATTCTCCGATTATTTGTGATGGAAAGTGCTACAAAGCCATGATACCAAATAAAAAGGCCCACCCGGTAAAGGGCGGGCCAGTGCTACACACTCACCATCACGCGAGTTACAGGCCGTCAGCGTAGGCGAATGCCAGCGGACGTTCGATGGTTACGCCGCCGAAACGGGCTTCGCAAGGAACTTCAAAGTACAGGTTGCGAGGCTGTGGCGGGTGCTGCATGAACGGCATGACAATGTTCATCTGATAGTTGTCGATGCTGTTTTCAGCAGCGATCATACGGTCAGTACCACCAGCGCCCGCGCCAGTCAGTTCAAACACTGGCTTGACGGTCTTAACGAATGGGTTGTTCGCCAAGAAGTAAGCCAAGATCGTGGTGTCACTGGTCGAGCTACGCGGAGTCGAACTAATGTATGCGTACTGGCTCAGTGGCATCCACAGATCGGTTGCGCGGTGAATGCCCTTGGTCACGGTGAAGATCGAATTCACCACAGCATTCATATCACGGATGATCTGATCGGAGGTTTTGGTGCTCCACAACTTGCTAGCGCCAGTACCATCAGCAGCCAGAACCACAGCCGGGATATTGGTGTTGCTCAGGAAGCCCGGCAGGCCGGAGATGGCATCGCCATTCCATGCGTAGCGGTTGAATGCCTCATCAACGGCTTTGCGGGCTTGTGCGGCGCGCTTTGCATCCAGCGCCACGCCTGCAAACTGCGCGTGACGAATCTCTTGCACATCATAGCCGTAGCTCACAGCAACCGAGCGCACAGGAGTGGTGGTTTCCAGCGCTTGCACGTCCACGCGTGGAATGTCATCGGCATAGTTTGCGATGATCTTTGCAGCGCCTACGCCATCCCACTGACGCCAAGTGATAGTCTTTGCGCCTGCTGGCACAGAGGTATCAATCGGGAACAGTTCCATTGCCGACAGATTGACGTATTCAACGTCATAGGTCTTGGAGCGCACATACTCCAGTTGTCGAGCGAAGAATACCGATTCGCCAGCGTCTTCACGCAGCAGACCGGTGTTTTCGATGATGCGCAGGTCGTGCGAATCGTAGTGCATTTGGTCAGTTTTCATGTTCATTTTGGCGCAATCTCCACAACAGCGAGGCCAGCAGCGGTAGTGCCGGTGATAAATTTCACGGTCATTTGCGTGAATGCTTCGATGCCAGTAGTAACGGCTTCATCGGTAACGGTGCCGTTTGCCAGCACGAAGTTAGCGTATGCGCCTGCTACTACGGCATCGTTGGTTTGAACCCAAATGCGGCCGTCTTTCAGCACCGATACGCTTTCAGTAGCAGCGTATGCGGCAGCAGCGCCGGTCGATGGGTAGGCTTGCTCTGCCATGGCGCTTGCGGCAGCTACGCCAATCAGCAGCGCGGCTTGACCTACCGAAGTGGTAGGAGCCAGAACTTGGCGCTCTTTGTTCGTACCCAGCTTGACGAACGAGCCGAAAGGAATCGCGCCCTCTGCCGAATACGACATGGTATCGCGGAAAGCCGAGTCATACAGCAGACCGGCGAAGCCCGCAGCCGAATACTGGCCGAAGGTAGTTTGTGGGATAGGCATTATTTGTCCTCCTTCTTACCTTGCATTTTTGCGATCATTCGGTCACGCGCCGACATGCTGCCTTTGTTGCCATCGCCGCTGTCTGCACGGTGCTGGGCTTTTTGGCGCTGGTCTGCCATTGCTGCATCGCCCTTGAATTCTTGAGCCATTGCGAAAGCAACGTCGATATAGGCGTCGTCTTTGCCGTCAAGATTCAGCGCCGGGGTAACGGCTTTGATAACCGCTTCCTTAATCTGGCGCTCGGTCTTGTCTTTGGCGTCGATCTTGAATGCAGTAGCAACCGCATCCAGCTTGGTTTTAGCCTCTGCCTCAGCACGGCCAGCGGCCTTGCCAGTTTCAGTTGCCTTATCCAGTTCAGCCTTAAAGCCGTCAACACGCGCTTTCAGCGTATCGCGCTCTGCTGTCAGGGTTGGAATGGCTGCGAGTTGTTTTGCGGCTTCCGCAGCATCGGAGCGCAGCTTGTCGAGCGCCACCGAGACTTCGGGAGCGCATTCATACTCTAAGCCGCTGTCAAGTTTCACTTTGACCATGCTCATAGTTTGTTGCTCCTGCTGGGTTGAAAAATCTTCGTTGCCATCAAGGTTCAGGCGCGCTACTTTGCCAGCGCGAGCAGACTTGACGACGGATAAATGATTGACGGTCGGCGGACCTTGCACAGCGTCATAGGGGCCATAGACTGGATGCACGCCCGGAGTTTCATCCAAGGTGCAGAGGTAGCCTAAAGACAGTTCGCGGCGGTCGCCAATAGCATCAGGTGAATGGATAACGATACTTGCGCGAACGTTGTCGCCGTCTTGCTTGCCATGCTCTAGGATCGTGCCGACAGTAACGCGGTGCGCGTCTTTGGCAGTCACGCGGCCCGACTTCGGATGATCTACAGTTACCGGCTTGCCACGCATAGATGCCAGCGAATCCGCATTAAACACATTCTCAGGAATGCGCAATTCACGGCGGATCGATCCATCTGCTTTACGGTATTCTTGAATGCCCACTCGCGCCACAATAGGCGTATCGACCAAGAACCCCTCATCGGTCTTAGTCGCCTGCATTTCGCTGTAATCGAATCGCTGTACGGTAGCCATAGCGCAAATAATATCACAATCCAAATTCAATAGAAAAAATCTATTGGTAACGCGCAACCATATGAGGCATCATGTTGTTACTGAATAATTTATAGGAGGTTTAAATGAGCTATAAGGTTGAGAAATTCTATATTCAAGGCACTGAAGGCCATGATTTCACTTTTGAAGTTTCAAACGAAAAAGGCGCTTATGTCGCAACTTTCGGTAAGAAATTTGAAAAGGATGCAAAACTTTTCGCCGCCTCGCCTGATCTGCTGGAAGCGCTGCAAAAGGCTAAGTCCCGTTTGCAATTCGCTGATAAGCATATTGACTGCTCAGAAGAAATAGCAATTTGTAATGCCGCCATCGCCAAAGCAACCGGAGAAACCAAATGAACAAACCGCATCCAAAAGCAGAATTTATCATCGCCAAGGCCAATGGTGCCGTAATCCAATGTGATACTGGACTTTTGGGCGATCCATTCTGGCAAGATATGGAGCCTAACGATTTTGATTTCCATCAAAGTAAGGAAAAATACCGCATCAAGCCAGAGCCTGTTTATCCTGTGACGCGGATGGAATACGAGGATTTAGATAAAGAATACTTCGCGTATGCCAATGAGCATTTGCAAGAAGAACTTGTCGCCTGGAGTTCATTGGCTGCTCGGAATCTCGCAAATGCCGCCATCCGCCGCGCAATCCAAGACGGAGACGTA